CGTGGTGATGCGTACAGCGGCGTCATTGACCGCACGTTTGTTGTTGCCGCCACCAGCGGAGCAAGCACGATTGCTTACGCTTTCAATGGTCGCGTGTCTCAATTCCAAATTGATGCACAGCCCGGCGCTGAAGCCAAATGCACGTTCACGATTCAACCCCGTGGCAACCAGTACGGTTGGAGCAACACATAATGAGCTTACAAGACGCGATTGACACAATCACTACAACTTACGGTAGCCTTGAGTTAGTCGCTCAAGGTTTGCCGGTTGATCCGGTGGAAGTGGCTAACGCTTTAAATGAAGCAACGCCGGATACTGCGGAGTATATAGCCCTTGAGTTACTGGCTAAATACAACCCAGCACCCGCGCCTAAGCTAAAAGCCGCAAAATAATACATGACCACAATAATACAAAATAAGAACGATTTATTAAGCTATTTGATTACTCAAGCCGATTCCGGCAATAAGAATTGGTTTGGGTTTTCGCAACAAAAAGTAGTTGGAATTTATCTTTCTTACGCTATTGCTGAACGTCATGCCGATACTATGACAGCCGAAGAAATTACGGATTTTGTCAAACGATTAAATAACTCTATTCACGATCATTTAATTTTAGGCAAAAATGGATACAACCACAGTTAGCTACAAGCTTTACGGCACTAAAGAATTAGAAGATGCTTTATTGCAAATAGCTGAGGATTTTGGTTACGGCAATACTACTAAAAAGGTATTAGTCCCAGCCATCAAAGAGGCTTCGCGCCCAGCCTACACTACTGTTTTGTCAAGAATCCCTTACGATGAGGGAAACACAACTACGCAACACATGAGAGATACATTACGGCTTAATGCGCGTATGCCATCTGCCGCAGACAAACGCTCTGCTTATTTACGGTATGATGACGTTGCGATTGCCTATATATCTATCAGAACAGATAAGCGAGGGATTTCGCAAGAATTTGGTAATGCCCGTGTTCGGAAACAACCGTTTTTACGAGATTCTCTCACTTATGCCGCAAACGCCATTATTGATAATTTTGGCGATTTTCTTAAAAAACGCATGACACAATACAAAGCAAAACAAACAAAGGAAACAAAATGAAAATATCAGAACGATTAAAAATTAATAACAATGAAATTCGTATTCGCTCTTTCGAGGTTGGCGGTCAACAGCTTAAAGTAAGAATTCCGTTAAGCGTTGAGGCTGAGGAAATTCATCAAAGAGTTTCTAACCCTAGCAAAGAATTGGTTGAGGACAAGTATAAACTATTGACTAAAAGTTTACAAGAGAATAAAGAAGCTATACAAAAAGAAAGTGAAGGCGTAGTTTATACCGAAAACGACATTGTGGTTGCCGGTAAATCTATGCGTGAAATGGCTGAAAACCAAGTTAAAACAGAAACCCGCATTGTAGAAACATTTAAATTGCTAGTGCCGCCGGGTGGAGAATCAATGGATGATTTGACTTATGAAGATATTGAAACGGATTTTCCGTTACAAACTCAATTAAATATGGTCAAAAAGATTACGGAAATCATTAGCCCAACATACGAGGAAACTCAAAAAAACTAATTAGCTCCGTTCGTAATCAAGTCAGAGCATACATGATTGCGCACGGGGCAGAACCCGACAAAGTAGACGAGGAAACATTCCGCGAAATATGCGTTATGTATGGCGATGGACTAATTGGCAACAGAACTATTGTAGAAACACTAGGCAATTTGACTGCGGGTGTTTACAATTACATGAGGGCGCAAAATTCCAAAGCCTATAAGCTAAAAGACATAATTGGTAAGTTTTACAATTATCTTTACCCTTCACAAGACAAAACAGAATCGGTAAGCGAAGCATTGTTGCTTTATATGACCCAAGCAAGTGGGTTCGATATGAAAAAGTTTAAGGTGAAATAATGGCGGCTCAAGGGATACTGGCAAGATTAGGAATTGCGATTACCGCAAACTCTGCCGAACTCAAAAAGGGTTTGGATGATGCAACTAAAGAAGTTAAAAAGTTTAACTCCAATGTTGCAAAAGCAAACAAAGATGCCGCACAAGCCGCTAAAGAACTTAGCTCTACAATGGCGATGGCGGCTGGCGTTATTGCCGGAGTTGGCGCTGGCATACTTAAAGCCTTTTCTTATGCCGATCAAATCTCCGATACTGCGGCGGCGTTTGATGTAACCGTAGCGTCTTTGCTGAAAATGCAAGGCGCTCTCCAAGTATCCGGCGGATCAGCGGAAAACCTAGACAAAATTTTAGGCAAACTTTCCGTCAATGCTGAAAAAGCAAAAGATGGCTCAGACGATGTTCGGGATGCTTTTGCTAAATTAAAAATTAGCGGGCAAGACATTGAAGGTTTAGGTTCGGATGAATTATTTGCGCGAATAGCTTATCAATTATCTCAAATTGAAAAACCAATGGAGCGTAATGCTTTAGCTTTTGAATTATTAGGTAAAGCGGCTAAAGGCGTAGATTGGAAATCATATTGGGAAAACTACGCAAGCGGAACTGACGCAACAACCGCCGTATCTATTGCTATTGGTGAAGCTGGCAAAGCTTGGGATAATTTAGGGCGGTTAGCTAGAGCCGCAATGGCTGGGGTGCTTGTATTACTAACTCCGTTGAGCGCCATTATTAATCAAATTGCGGACACTATTGACCGGATTAAAGGCGGGCAAGGCGGAGATATTGATTGGGGCGCGGCTATGGGCGGCGAACCCGGTCAAGAAGGTGGAACTATACGTTATGGCGCAACAAGCAAGCCAACCGTAATGAAACCGCCAACTTTAGGCGGCAAAGGTTTCACAAAAGGAGCTAAAAGCGGCGAGGGCATGGCTTCTGAAACTGAAGCCATTAAGCAACAAACTCTTGAATTACAACGCCAATCTAAAGTATTTCAAGATAAATTAGGTTATCAAAATATCTCCTATAACCTTACAAAAAATGAAAAGGAGATGACGGATCAGGTATTAAAAATTGAGGAAGAACGCTCAAAATTATTACAAAACGTCAACAAAGAAATAGAAGTTGAAGGCAAAAAAGCTAAAGTAAACACTTCCAAAATTGATGCTTTAAAAGAACAAATTAATGTTATTAATCAAACCAAAGATGCCGAATTAGTTGCATCCGTAGAAACGACTGCGGCACGTCAAGCCGAACAGCAATCATTTGCTTGGGGATGGGAAAACGCATTCCGTAAGTTTGAAGAACAATCACAAGATGCTGGACAACGCGGCGCTGAGGCTTTTGGAACTGTTATTGGTGAAATGAACAAAGGCATTGATATGTTTGTGGATCATGGCATATTAGGCTTTTCACAATTTGCGGAATCAGTTATTAAAGACCTGATTAAGATTGAATTAAAAATGCAAGCAAGCCAATTATTACGAATGGGCTTAAAAGGTTTATTTGGTGCAATAGGTGGCGGCGGTGGTTTTGAAAATGAAGCTGGCGGTATGGAATTATCCGGATCACTTGGTTTTGCGTCAGGCGGTAACCCGCCAGTTGGCATTCCATCAATGGTGGGCGAGAATGGTCCTGAGTTATTTATTCCTACTCAACCCGGAACTATTATTCCGAATCAACAATTATCAAGCGTTATGGGCGGCGGCGGTGGCGGAGTGACTTACAATGGTCCATACATTGCCAATATGCAAGCAATAGATACACAGTCAGCAACCCAATTTTTAGCTAAGAACAAACTGGCAGTATGGTCAGCCAATAACTCGGCAAGCCGTGGTATGCCAACATCGAGGTAATTATGAGTTTGAACCAAATCCTAGCAATTAGCGAAACGTGCGGCATTAATGACCATCGTTTTGTAGGGCAAATGCTTTCGCGCAACCAGCGGATTTCTACAAGTGAAATCCTTACCGTTGTGCCGTTTGAGTTTGACCTTAAACCAATGAACTATCTTTTATATAGCAAAAACCGTGATTTATTAAGCAGTTTAAGAGTGCCGGATAAAGCGCTTGAGCAATATCTTAATTTTGGTTCTACTGGATGGTTAAATTACATTCAATATCAAGGCGATATGAGTTCTAGTCAAATATCCGCTTGTGCTTGGCAAACAACTTCGGCAAATAAAACCCTTGTTTTAGGCTCATTACCGTCAATAAGTTCGGGCGCGTATATTGTCAAAGCTGGAGATTTTTGTCAAGTAGAACGATATTCTTATATAGCTACCGCAGACGTGGTTCGCGGCTCAGGGTCAACCGTTGACATACCGGTTCACCGCAATTTAATTGTTACTCTAACAACTACTGTTGCGGCGGTAATTGGGCAATACGGCACAACTATAAGCATGGGCGGAGCAACTTATACCGGCATTACTTTTCCGGTCATTCTTAGGGATTACCCGACATATAATTTAGTTCCGTTTACCAATGATTCATTTATCCAATGGTCGGGCGGCTTTAAAGCGTTCGAAAGCGTATTATGAATGTAATAACTCCAGTTGTCGGCACTAACAATATTCGTTACGCACATTTTGTCCGCGTAACAATACCCGCTACAAGTACAACACCATTAACGGTATATCGTTTTGCTAGCACACCATCTGCTCTTACAATACCGGCGGTAGATTCAGAACCATTTGGTGCGCTTGGTCAACTTATTAAAGTAGGCGATGCTCAAAAAGACATTAAGTCTACGGCAAATGAAACCACTTTTACAATGGTGGGCATTGATACTGCAATGCTTGGATGGGTTTTGAGCCAAAATATTAAAGGCTCTCAAATTGAAACATGGTATGGATTTTTTGGTACTGACGGTGCATTAATTACAACTGGTGGTTCGGGTGGTTTATATCAATTTTTTAATGGATATGTCAATTCTTTTTCAATATCCGAACAATGGATGGAAGAAATAAGAGAATTTGTAGGCGTGATTACTGTAAGCGCATCGTCTATTCAGCTTATTCTTAAAAACAGAATTGCCGGACGATTTACCAATGACAATAATTGGCAATATTTTAATGCTGGCGATACATCCATGACCCGCGTAGCGTTTATTTCTAACATTAATTATTACTTTGGTAAAGGCGCAAGCCCAAATTCATAATGATAAGACAGGCTACAAAATACGATAAAAAACAAATCATTGAATTAATGAAATTGTTTCGCGCTGAAGCTGGCATCAAACAATATCAAGGATTAGACAATGAACCATATTGGAACAAATTATTAGACAGCATATTTGCTGGTGCTGGCGTAGTGTTTATTGAGGATGGCGTAGGATTAATTATGGCTTTAATAGCACCTAGCGTATGGTGCGATAAAACCTTACAAATGTATGAACTGGCGTGGTATGTTAAACCGGCGCAACGCAATACATCGGTTGGGTATCGTTTATTAAAAGCATATATTGATTACGGTAAAAAATTAAAAGATGAGGGCAGAATTGCTATGTTTAGCATAGCCAAAATGGTTTCAAGCCCAAATATTAAATATGAGAAGTTTGGTTTCTCAAAGCTCGATGAAAGCTATATACAATGATTAAGATTTTTATTGCCTTATGTTTAGCAACATTTACTGTTCAAGCATACGCTATTGGAGCTACTATTGCGCTGGCATTAGTAGCAGAAGGCATTATTGGCGCGGGCATGGCGGCAACTATTACAGCTATGGCAATCAATATGGTTGTTGCGGTAGTTGTTTCTAAAGCATTTTTTAACCCTCAACAATCCGCAAATAATTTATCAGGAGCAAGCCCTAACCCCGGTAATAGGCAACAAATAACTCCGGCAACAGACAATAAATTGCCAGTAGTTTATGGCTCGGCTTATGTAGGTGGCACTATTACCGACCTTTGCATTACGGAAAACAATCAAACCTTATATTACATATTAGCTATTTGCGAGGTAACTAATTCAAACTCAGGTCAAAGCCCTGATTCAATTACTTTTGGCAACGTATATTATGGCGGCAAAAAAGTCATATTTAATTCAACCGATCTTTACAAAGTAGATTCTTTGCTGGATGAAACAACAATGGTTTATGACACAACCGTTGCCGGTAAAATGGAAATCTATACATACGCAAACGGCTCAAACAATCCTACAAATAGCTCTATTTCTGCAATAACCGTATTGTCGGATAGCGATATTGTTGCATCTGCAAGATGGGATTCAACTAAATTAATGAGTAATTGCGCTTTTGCAATAATTAAATTGACATACAGTCAGTCAGCTAATATTCGCGGCATTGAACAAACTAAGTTTCAAGTAACAAACAGCCGAACCAATACTGGTGATTGTTTTTACGATTATTTAATAAATACCCGTTATGGTGCGGCAATATCGTTATCACAAATTGATACTACAAGCCTTGATGCTTTAACAACATATTCAAACGAAAACTTTACATATATTAATAGTGCCGGTAGCTCGTTAAGTCAGCCGCGGTTTAAATTTAATGGCGTAATTGATACTACAAAATCAATTATGGATAATTTACAAGACATGACGGCGTGTTGCGATTGCCAACTTAAATACAATGAGGTAACTGCACAATGGGGCGTTATTGTGCAAAAGCCTACTTATACGGTAGCGATGGCGTTAAATGATAGCAATATGGTATCCGCCATTACAATTACCCCGTTAGATATAGCCTCATCCTATAATATAGTGGAATGTAAATTTCCGGATAGCACCCAGCAAGACGCGTTTAATTCCGCAAGTTTTAATTTGTCTACTATTGCCCCAGCGTTACTATATCCAAACGAACCAGTAAACAAAGCATCATTAAGCCTTCCGCTTACTAACAATAGTGTCACAGCTCAATATATTGCGAACCGTTTGCTTAAAGCTGGGCGCGAAGATTTACAAGTATCCGTTGACGTAAATTATGTAGGCATACAACTTGACGCTGGTGATATTGTAACTATTACAAATTCAAATTATGGTTGGGTAGATAAACTATTTAGAATTAATAAATTAGTTCAACAATTTGCCGATGATGGAGCAATTATTGTAAAACTAAATTTGTCAGAATATAACCCAGCGGTTTACGATGATGTAACTGTTACTCAATTTAAACCTAATGCTAATACTGGTATTGGTGACCCTACATTCTTTGGAATACCGGAAGCGCCCGTAGTTGTTTCGCATCAAGATACTGCAACCAACCCGTATTTGGTTATTCAAACAAAAACAACTTTTACAGGAATTGTCCAGTATGCTGAAATTTGGTATTCAGCTTATAGCAACCCTTTAGCTACGCAAATGTATTTTGCCGGAACAAGCGAAATACAATCTAACGGAACACCGTGGTCGGCATATACAACTTTGCCAAATATTACGCTTTCAAATATTCCGGCTGGAAACTGGTATTTTTTTAGCCGCATGGTAAACAGTCTTGCGTCATCCTCGTATAGTCCAGCAAGCACATTATTACAATGGCGTCCAAGCACTTATCAATTTATTTACCAATATATTTCCGTTGCTTATGCCACAAGCATTACAGGAACAGGATTTAATTTAAGCCCTAGAAGCGGTGCTACTTATTATGGTTTATGCAATCAAACTGGAACAGCACCAAGCACAAACCCTGCTGATTACACTTGGTATCCGGCAACGGCGGCATTTAGCACAAATAAATATATATTGTATTGCAATAGAGGTGGTCGTAAATTTAGTTTTGATCAAGGATTTGCGGATTATGCTTTAACGGGCGGCAAATTTATTCCAACATCAACTTCGGTTTATGACCCGACTATATGGCAAGGATTAGAAGACGGCACTAATGTTATTGATTTAGACCAACGCACAGGTCAATTAATTCAGCAAGGAACAACGTCTTACTCCTCTAATGATGGTCAAATTAAAGTAACTAATAATGATCAAGGTGGATTAATAGCTTCCCTTGATCCGTTTTTACAAAGTCAATTTGGCGATGGAGTTAATCAAGTTACATCCTCAGCCGCATTAATTACGGTGGATAAATTTGGTAGAATAGTTGGATTTGAACCGCCGGATAGCTTTTATTACACTCAACAAATATTTACAGCTACAAGCGGTCAAACCGTATTTTCTGTAACAAGGGCGGCGGGATATATTAGCGGCCAATGTTGGGTAATGAAAAACGGTTTAATACTTAATACAAGTGAATATACAGACACCGGCGGCTCTACTGGAACAGTAACTTTGTCAGTTGGCGCTACAACTAATGACATTATTACTATTACATCATTCAAATCAACGTCAACATTAAGTCTTACAACAACGGCGGCATCCGGAACAGGGTCTGTTGCCACTTTAACTTTTGCATCAAGACCAAGAGCGCCATTTATTGTAGGAGAAAGCATTACCGTATCAGGCGTTACTCCATCCGGTTATAACGGAACTTATACGGTTACAGCTTGCACTACAACTACGGTATCTTACGCAAACATTACAACTGGTGCGCAAACTGTTGCTGGAACAGTAATTTATGCAAATAATACTTACAAATCATTTAGTAGAAACGCCGCTACATTGACAAATCAAGCGTCTTACACAGCGTCAGGGTTTACTCTTAATAATGGATATGAGTTTTTATTTCTTAACGGAACAGAAGTTAATTCTCAAGATTATGATATTAGCGGTCAAGATATTTCTTTTATTGCTAATGCAAGCGGGGATTTACAAATTATTCAATGGAATCAAAACAATTTATCTTTGCCAAATGGATCACCAACTAACGTAGATACTTTTACTATTGTCGGTCAAACTATTTACGCTTACTCGTACAACATCAACGCGTTTAATTTATTTAGCAACGGGGTATTATTTAAACAAGGCACAGACTTTACAACTGCCACAGGAAGTTATACATTAGCAAATACTCCGACAACTAATACTACAATTATGACCCAACAAACCTTTACAAGAACTGGAGCAGTCTAATGACACAGGCTTTTAATTTATCTCAATTTGCGAACAAACTTAATTCATCCGGTCAAACCGATAACACGGGATTACAAAACAGCGCGGTAACTGTAACGGCTGGCACAGGGCTATCAGGCGGCGGATCAGTAGCATTAGGCGCTTCAACAACTGTAAACCTTGCTAATACTGCCGTTACTCCCGGCTCTTATACAGCAACCAGCCTTACAGTAGACGCGCAAGGAAGAATTACGGCGGCATCTAGCGGCTCTAGTGGGCAATTACAATATGCTTTATATACATCAGGCACAGCCACTTGGACTGCTCCGGCTGGGGTAACAAAAGTAAGAGTAACTGCTATTGGTGGAGGCGGTGGTGGGTCAGGCTCAATAGGCGGTAACGATGGTTTTAGTGGGGGGTTCGGTGGTGTTGGTATTGGGTATTACACAGTAACACCATCAACAGGGTACACAGTTACAGTTGGCGCTGGTGGTAATGGAGGTAATAATAATGCGGCTGGAACATCCGGTGGCTCATCATCTTTTGGTTCATTACTTACCGCTACTGGCGGTCAAGGCGGACCAACATCAGGTTATGCCACAAATGGTTCTGCTTCATTAGCTAATATTAGAAATTCTAATGGAAATGGAATTACACAAGGCGCTAATTTAACTCCTTTTGGTGGTGATCAAGGTAAAGGTGCAACACAAGCGGCGGCAGCTTTTTCAACATCAGGCGTATTTGCGGCGGGTGCTTTTGGAACTGGTGCTGGTTACGGCACTAATCCCGGAAATGGCGGTGTAGGTGGTGTTGTATATATTGAATATGTAGGTTAAAATACTTAAAACAAGACATGATTACAGACCGTAGAGTGCTACGGCTGAACCCCTAGAATAGGTTTATCATGGCAATATTTAACAAAAACACACTTACGCAAGTATCGGGTTTTGATAACCCTATTATTGCTGGCGAACTTGTTTATCAACAAGCAACATTTTGGAATTTAGCGTTTACAACTGCTGATACTCCAGTTGATTTAACCGGCGCAACAATCTCTGCTCAAATTTTACGCAGACAAATTTCCAATTTACAAGATACCCGTTACGGTTTGTCTTTTGATATTGCGGATTACACAGCATCAACCCCAACCCCAGTAACGCTTACTATTACTAATAGAGTAAACGCGGCTGGCACTTTTACGCTAGTTATTGACGAATCTGCTTGGTCAGTAATTTCTACTGATCCACAGCTTGATATTAATGCTACAAGTCCGGTAGGATTTAGCGGCAGAATTAAAATTAGTTTTCCGGCAACCGGAACAAATCCGGCTCAAGATAGCATTATTTTCCTTCTTTTCTTGGTGCGTTCTGACGGCGTGGTGAACTAAAATGGACTTGTCTATATCCAAAGGGCAAGTTAATGATGTAACAGTATTGGTAAATAACACCGAAGTCACGGTGCAACAAGCCAATAATATTACCGTTGAAGTCACGCCTAGCGCTACGCAATATGTAGCCATTGATAGAGGTTTACAAGGAGCAACTGGCTCTGCGGCAACCATTGCAGTAGGCACAACTACAACCCTTTCTGCTGGCTCATCTGCTACTGTAAACAATAGTGGCACTTCTTCTGATGCCGTATTTAACTTTGGTATTCCACAAGGTATTCAAGGTGAAACTGGGGCAACAGGGGCTACTGGAGCAAAAGGCGATAAAGGCGATACTGGTGCTGGAGTAGCTACTGGTGGCA